TGATAAACATCGGCGATCTGATCGTAGTAATCATGGCGCTTGCCATTTCCGAAATCTTTAGCGCGGTTCATAAGTTTGGTTATTTCCGGAGGTTCTTCCATAGTCCAATATCGGTATCCATTATGAAAGATGCAATGGTAAATCTTTTTGTAGAACCAAACCGGTTCGCCGTTCTTTTGGATGAAGTCAACAAGTGTTTCCCATTTCGTCTGATCCGGGTATTGTTTTTTCAATGTCCATGCGTGAGGATTCCAAGGCATTGTTTTAGCGTCCGTCCATTGCAACGATACTAACATCCCGATTGCTTCCGACCTATCCATTGGATTCAATTTTAAAAGCATGTCCGCATTTCGGGCAGATCATTTCGACGGTTGAATTATGGATTCCGCCATACTTGTTATCAAGCGCCCCCTGCATTTTATCAATGTCGGCTTGTGTGACATTCTTCCCGGATTCGTCCGGATCAAGATTCGGTTGGTATGCAACATAGTCCTTATGAACGCCCCAATCCAATAACGGGAATTCTGACCACTCATTAGCCAAGGCATCCCAATCATGCTCGCCGTAATGAGTATTGTCCAACACAACATAAGCACAAAGGTCCTCAATGGATGTTTCCTGCGGAAGTATGATTACCGGCACGTCTTTCCATTTCAGTTCCCGGACGGCGCGAAGCCTCATGTTCCCGGATATGACAACATTATCATAAACCCATAACGGCTTGACTTCTGTCATTTGCGGACGCGCTTTTAGCGATTCGATCAATTGTTTATACCGGACATCCTTAATGAACCGAGGGTTCTTGGGAACGCCGTCTATTTGCCCGTTATTCAATTCAAGTGATTTGACCGGGACTTTAATAATTTGTTGCATAAGATTTCGAATTTTGAGTCTATCAAATGTATGATATTATGGAATACAAACCAAATCTGTAAAAATAAATGAAAATAAATTGAAAATAATTGCTAATATATTTGCATTATTAAATAATCCATTGTATATTTACTTATGATTTTAAACCAAAAACGCGACTCAAATGAAAACAACACTTGCAACTATTAAATCGTTCATCCGGAAAAATGCCGGGAACATCTACATTAATGTAAAATCTGAATTCGACGGGATGACAGATTGTTGTGAATCTCGGCACGACGGATTTACGAAAGCTAAACATCTTGAAAATTCCGGTCGCGATGCTCACGACTTGGGAATACAGGGCGCATGGTTTGTTGGATCGTCCCGGGACTATTTCCGCGACTATAACGAAAACGGAATGACCGGCTTCGAAGTAACAAATTGCTGCGGACGTTTCATTATTGCGATCGTTAATGATCCGTTATTATATGCTCTTACGAAAGAACCGGTTGCTGACGATGCTCCCGACACAAAAGTATCAATGGTTATTATGTCCCATCTTTCCGATGTCCAAGAATCAATGGTTTTTGCGGACAAAGATATGGATAATACCCGGATCAATTTCATAAAATGGCTGATCTTGAAATACAAGAACGTCGATACGCTTATCAATCCCGACAAGGAATTTCAACAATTTAATGTTTTACGTGCAGACTATAACTTATAACGATATGAAAACTTTCATACATGAATGGGTTCCTTTTCTTCTTGCAATGGCAATAATTATTATCATTTCAATCCTTGCATCATGAGCACTATATACATATTCCAATTCACCGATCCGGCTACCGATGACAGACCGGACGACTTCGCACCAATTCCCCGGGAAATACAAGACGAACTTGATGAATTATTTTCTTACTTATATCCCGATTTGGAATAAAAAAAGTATCAACTAAAAAGCGACAAATTATGAAATCTTTAAAAGAAGTATTGATCGACCGGGACGGACTTACCGGGACGGAAGCCGACGAACGCATTAACGAAGCACGGCGCGAACTTTTGGAAAGAATCGAAAACGGCGAAATGCCATTTGATTTCTGCGAAGAAGAATTCGGACTTGAACCCGATTATTTAACTGATTTAATGTTCTAAATATTTAAAAAGAAACGACATGAAAAACACAGACTGCATTTCATCATTCAAATCCCACAAACGGGAAACTTTCCGGATCGCTAAACAGATCGGATTCGGGTTAATGGTATTCGACAACATCGCCGATCTTATTCCCCGGCAATGGAAATTGGAATCTGATAATTGGAGGGGCGACATCCGCATATCTCCCAAGGGGGACGCATTGACCGCCGATCGGTTTGATAAATTGCTGACCCGGCTTTCAACGGCGCTACACGTCGAACCGGACAAATCAATATCGAAGAAAAATCTTCATGCGTCACTTGACATTTACCGACAAAGAGAAATCGGAAATACCTACCGCGATTATGATGCTCGGGTGCGGATTGAAATAACCGCCGAAAATACCGAATCTTGTGAAATCTTCACGGAAGAAATTATGGTAACAGAAACGCGGACTGTATTGTCCGGGTATTGCAAAGCACTCGCCGAAAAACATTACTTGGCAGATTCAAAACCGGTCGCATCCAATGTATGATGATTACTACCGGGAAGTAACGGTCGAAGATTGTCCCGTATGCGCCGGGGAGGGTGTTGTATGGGACGATCACTTCGACCAAATGATCTGCACCGAATGTAATGGAACAGGACTATTGATAAAAAGAAATCCAAATAAATTTAAAGACAATGACCATCTACGACATCAAGTACAAAACCCGGGAAACTGAACCTCATTATTTCACAAGAAAAACGATGCGGTTCTTCGGGCAGACATTACGCGATTTTCGCGTCAAGAAAATGGCTGACGGCAGATATCGAATATCCGCCCCGGTGCTCTCACGGTTCTCCAAGAAAATCATCGGGGAAACTGTACGGTATTTCAATCCGGTAACGTGCCAACTTGAACATTCATGAAACGCAAAATCAAATACTATTGCCGACATTGTGGCAAGGCTCACGACACGGCTTATATGGCTGATATATGTTTTCAGTTGGACATGGCAATTTTAAAAGTGGCAAAAACTAAAAAAGATGAAACAAAAAATATTTAAAGACGGCGACATGATCCCGGCAATTCCGCCGGAAGATTACAAGGGTTCTATTGCTTGTTGGATGATCTCATTGGTTGAACAAGGACTATGGGACGATTCCGACGGTTCTTGGTATGGCGATGTAGAAATACCTACATCGGTTTGGTGGGAGATTCTTGAACATTGCGAAAAGGACTGAAAAGATGAAACATCCGATCGAACTTAAACTGTTATTCAAAAACGAAACAGGAAATACCTTTTCTGCCGTGGAAGATTCTTTTGATCTATTGAAAGAATATGATGGAGGTTCTGAATGGAATGTCATAATTATCGAAGAATACATTTCTTGGTTGGAAGATAAATTAATGGAATCGTTGAAAAATAAACCTGTAAATTATCCTATTGTTAAACATTAATTCATAAATTGCGTTATGGCTAAACACATTTATATCTTGGAGTTACGATCCGATTCGGGGACTGTAACGGAAGCATGGACATCATTAAAGGATGTTCTTAAAACGGTCGATCTGTCGCATCTGTACCGTTCGATAACCTACCACATTGCAAAGGGCAACCCGTTTGTGATGAACAATATCACAATAAAGCGAATTGACACTAAAATAGAAACGCTTGATGTAATCAATTATCAATCTTCACAAATCATTTTAAAACATGGAAAACATCGTTCATAAAGAACGGCACGGATTAAGCCACACTCCAATTTATCATGTATGGAAAACAATGCGTCAAAGATGTTTTAATCCTTTTCATGCAAATTATAAACACTACGGAGGACGTGGAATTACAATCTGTAATGAATGGGATTCCCCGACTGCATTTATGCGTTGGGCTATCGCTAACGGATATGAACCGGGACTTACAATAGAACGTGTTGACAACGATAAGAACTATGATCCTGTCAATTGCGTTTTTGTCACTCAAAAAATTAATAATTCAAACAGGCGATATAATCCGAATTCCGGAATATATTTTAAAGAGCCAAATTTATTTTTCACTCAATTGTCCCGTAAAGGGAAAACATATTATGGCGGAAGTTCAAAATTATATTCAGAAATACTTTTGAAACGGGATCAACTATTTTTTAAACTTAAAAATGAAATGTAACATGGAAGAAATCGAAATTTTTAAAACTGAAAACGTGTCTGTTATTGAGGCACAAACGCGTGGCGAGATCGACATCCAAATCGCTACCGCAAAGAATTACCCTCGCAATGCTGAACGGGCAGTTGCCAATGTCATTGCAACCATATCCCGGGACAAAGACCTTGCGCAATCATGCGTCTATACGCTTCCACGCGCCGGGAAAGAGATCAGCGGTGCATCCGTACATTTGGCACGGTTCCTTGCATCGGAATACGGAAACCTGCGCATAGATGCCAAAATCGTTGAAATAGGCGATACGATGATTACTGCGCAAGCCGTCGCGTTCGATCTTGAAAAGAACTATGCGATCCGGACGGAAGTGAAACGGCGGATCACAAACAAGAACGGCGAACGGTTCGCTGACGATATGATCGTTGTCACCTGTAACGCAGGGTTGGCGATCGCATCCCGGAACGCTATATTGCAAGTGATCCCGGTGACTGTAACCGGACGCGTCTATGAATCTGCCAAGAAAATGATAATCGGCGATATGTCGGACGAACAAAAGATGTTGAAACGCCGGAAGGAAATATTGGACGGGTTCTTGAATACTTATAACGTTTCCGAATCTGAAATACTCGCATTGTTGGAATTGGAAACGGTTAACCAAATCAAAGAAACTCAAATGCTGACGTTGGTTGGTTTGGGACAGGCGATCAAAGACGGGGACACTACCGTCGCCGAGGCGTTCGGACGGACAACCGCGTCAACCGTTGCCGGGGACACTAAAAAGAAAGTCGCGGATGCGATCGCAAAGGCTAATGCCAAACGTAAAAAAGGTAATGCACCAAAACCGGCTGAACAACCCGGGGACGGACTGACCGATGCCGAAAAGGAAATGCTCAAAAAGGAATCTGAACAACAAAGATTATTGTAACCTATTAAAAAGAATCGACATGGAATTTACAACAGAAATTAAGAAAAAACGTTTGACCGGGATCGGCGGAAGTGAAATCCCGGCGATACTTGGATTGTCTGAATTTTCGTCCCCTTACAAAGTATGGGCGTTGAAAACCGGACGGGAAGCACCGTTCACCGGGAACAAATGGACGACCGCCGGAACGATCCTTGAAGGGGCGGTTTCACAATTTTTCGAAAAGGAAACGCAATACCGGATCATCAAAGCATCCGCTAAACCGGTTGTGAAAGTTCATCCGAAATATTCCTATGTGATAGGAATGATCGACCGGACATATATTGCAAAGGTCAAAATCGGCAAGGGCGTATTGGAATGTAAAACAACTCAACGACCGCTTGACGATCCTTACGAATCATGGTTTGCTCAACTGCAATGGTATCTTGGCATTACCGGTTCGATGTATGGATCGATCGCTTGGTTGGAAAGGGGCCTTGATTTCAAATACAAGGAATATGAATACGATCCGGAGTTCTTTAATTACATGATTGGAGTTGCTACCGAATTTTGGGAAACCAATATCTTGAAAGACATTCCGCCCGAACCGATGAACGTTGACGACATAATGAAGATGTATCCGCGCCATGTTGACGGCAAGGCGATCGATGCAACGCCGGAAATGATGTCTGCATACGATGAATTAAAGACCGTCCGGGAATCGATCAAAACGCTTGAAACCCGGGAAACGGAATTGACTGATTCAATCAAGTTCGCCATGCGTGACTGCGAAATTGTCAGAACCGGGATCAAACCGTTGTTCACTTGGAAAACTACCGCACCGATCCATGCGTTCGACAAGGACAAATTAAAGGAATCCGATCCCGACGTCTATAATGCTTATTGCTATGAAAAACCCGGTATCCGGAAATTCTTAATAAAATAACATTATATTTGTTCATCTAAAAGCGACAATGACAATTCTAAATCTTAAATATAGCCGTCCCCGGGACATCCAAATTCGGTTTTGAGTCGCTTCTTCCGAATGATCCTTGGGACGGTTTTTATATTTATACGCATGGCTGAAAATAAAAATAAAATCATTGTTTATAGGGATTGGATTTCAACCTTTGAAAATCTGTCTGATGATGAAGCCGGGAAATTAATCAAACATTTTTTCCGCTATGTCAATGACAAGAATCCCGAACCGCCCGACCGTTTAACCGGGTTAATTTTTGAACCTATAAAGCAGACGTTGAAACGCGACTTAAAATCATTCGAATCTAAATGTCTGAAAAACAAGGATAACGCGTTTATTCGTTGGCATAAAACCGATGCGATCGCATCCGAACGCATAAAACGCAATGCGAATCATGCCGATAATGATAATGATAATGATATTGATATTGATATTGATATAATAGATAAACATAATGTAATTAAATCCAACGAGAAAAAATCAAAAACTGATTTTTTGGATCGAATCATTCAATCCTTTGTTGATGTTCATGGAGAATATGAAATCATTAACCGGGGAAAAGAACGAATGGCGACCGCAAAACTTTTGGGAATCTACAAAAAGAAATACCCGGATTCCTCAACCGAAGAAACTATTGCCGGGTTACAGGCTTATTTCGTTCAATGCGTAAATATCCCGGATCAATGGCTGAAAGAAAATATGTCGATCCCGATCATATTGTCCCAATTTAACAAGATTAATACAATTTTAAAAAATGGAAATACCAAAAAATCAAGCGGTGCAACGGATCACCAAATTGCAACGGTTATTGCCAAGCATTTCGGAAACGGATGAAGGGATGTCAATATCTGTTTACGAGGGGAAATTGTCAACACAGATCATCATTGACAACGTAAAACGGATAAAAAAGGCATTCCCGGCACTTCCGGAGGGATTCTACGATGTTTTGGCGGAACGGATAACGGATAACACGTTTACGGACGATCGTTTAACAGACGCCGTTAAAAACGTTATAGACACTTGCATTTATCCAACGCCTACGATTGCTCAATTCATTTCATTCGACCGGCGCATCGAAATTCTTAAATACGAAGATATGTTGCGCAAAACAGATGAACTTGGCGAATGGGTATGGAAGCACTATAAACCGATCCAACTACCGGATCGCGAAAAACTTTGTTATATCCACGTTGATGACATTAAGAAATACAATATTCAAGATGCCTAAATATTATTTCGAAAATCAAGATTCTGAATTATGTTATACAAAAGATCATTTCATCGAAGAAATGAAAGATCGCGGAATCTCAGGAATGGAAGTTTACCCGGCTAAAATAACATTTGGAACGGGATATTTCTATTGTCAAGAATATGCTGAAGTGGGCGAATCCGGGGAATCATGCGGAAAGTTTTGCGAATTCTATAAACCAAGAAATGGGAAAAACGGAAGATGCAAACATCATTCTAATTGCTATGAACCAAGCGATGAACCAATAAAACTGAATCTATGAAACAATTAAACGACATTATCAATTCGAAAGTTGCCGAAATCAAAAAGCAATTTTCCACGCCGGTCAAGATCAAATCGCCGGACAAACGCTACAATGAAAAAACGGTTGACTTACCTACCGAAGAAGAAATACGGGAATACGTCCGGCAATCCGAAGTTGGATCGCCCGGGACATTCTCGTTAATAGATTACGCAAAATGGATACTTGACAGAAATAATTCAACGCCATGAAAAGAGAACAGATCATTGAGATACTTGAATTAATTAAAGACCCCCCAAGAAAGGTATTTGGAATAGGAAGTAAGTTAGACGAGGAAGCTATTATTAATAAACTCGATGCTATCCTTGCCTTAGATGAGCAGAAGATTGACTTGAGAGAGGAATTGATGATGTTTTTTGACTGGATGCGTAGACATCCTAATAATTTAATGGTATATTCTGATATTTTAATTGATGAATACCTTAAAACTAAATAGCCATGAATGGAATACTTAATCTTATCTGCAAAGAATACGGGATAACCCGGGACGAATTCGAATCTAATTTCAAATACGGCAAACTGTCCGAAGCGCGACATTTATACGTTGCAGTTCTGTTTTCCGCCGGTATCCGGAACTGTAAAATTGCAGAGATGACCGGTTATTCCCCGGCGCGGATAACTTTAGCAATTCGCAACGCCAACCGCTTAATGGCATCTGTCCCGTATTTCAAGAAAAAACATGATGCCTTATTAAAAATAATGCGTTAATCATTGAAAATAATTGAATAAATATTTGCGTATATGGTTAGAAATGTTTAATTTTACTTATGTTTAATTAAAAACGACTCGCCATGAAAACTATCAAAATTACCAAAATCTTCACTGATCTGACCGAAGGGATCAAGGCATCAAACCAATCTTACGGAATCGGATACTATGCAACGTCCGAATTGAATTCCCGGAAAAAACTTCTTGAAAAGGTTCACAATTTTTATCTTCTTGAAAACGGAGAACTCGCATACGTTTCATGGTTCATGAATAGAAAAACCAATACGAAATACGGAATTCTTCATGTCTTTGATTGGATGTCATGTTTGGACAATTCCCCGGCTGCACTTGCATCATTCGAAAAAGGGGAAAACGGCGAAAAAACTGCTATCCGGGTAGGCAATTATCAATTCCACCGGGACGATCTCCGTGGGGACGGCTACATTTGGACAACCGAAACATTTTAAAAAAAAGACATTATGGCAAAGACAAATTGGAATCAGTACTACGCGATCAAACGCGAACTTGCAAAACCTCAACACAAGATGACATGGCGCAACGTCCGCATCGTATCCGCTTCACTCCACCCGGTCGTCAATGGCGACAAGACCTACATCGAAATATTGTTATCCGGTGCGAAAGAAATGATCTCCGCCGACATTATGGACATCAAAATCTGACGCTATGGAAACAAGAAATCGTCAAATCCAAATCTTTAATTGCCCCTCGATTTTCTTCCAAAAGAAATCGCCCCGGGTTGAAATCAAATCTACATCGAGAGAAACGGGACCTCATGATACGACGTATTATTATCACGTATTTATAGACGGCGTTGAATACCCTATGTTGTCTTGGGTAGGATATTCCGGTTGGGGACATGGTTCTAACGCAATGTACTTTCATTATAACGAAGAATTATTTCTTAAATTGAAGGAAATTTACGGGGAATCAGTTAATATATGGTAATCATGGACTACAAGAAATTCACCGATATCCGCAAGGCGATCGCGTCCCCTTTCAAATACGATCTATTCTACGACGGGAATCCGATCGTTCGTTGCCGGATCGCAACACTTCATTGCCTTGCCGGGACATGGTACGTTGAAACTTGGTTCCCGGGCAACCCGGAATCCAAATACATAGACATTGAACAAATCACTTATAAACCTTATCAAAAAGCGACAACATGAAAACATTAACCGAAGTAAATGTAAAAAGAAATGGGAATTGGTACGAACACGACTGCATGATCGAATACTTTGTAAAACCGGACAGAATCCCGGATGAACCAACAAAGATCGTATGGCATGATAAAGAAAAAGGGATTGCTAAATGTCATGGCGAACCGCGAACGGTAACTCTCCTTTTGAAAGGCAATGATGATATTGATAAAATCGAAGCCGTGCATTTGTCCCCGGCATCTATTAAAAAACTCTATTCGTTAATTATCGAAATAGAGAAAACCGAATCTAATGAATTCATTGACTGATGAAACCACACGTTAGAATATATTTGAGCCATTTCGCATACGGGGAAACTGAATTCATCCCTTGTGAAATCTGCGGATCGAAAGCAGTCGATATTCATCATATAAACGGACGCTGCAAAGGATGCGATACTATACAGAACTTAATGGCATTGTGCCGGGAATGTCACAACAAAGCCGAACGGGAAGAAATGAAACCCGAAGAA